TCTTCATTACGTGCAAGTTTATTAGTATCTGGTTCATTAGTAAAGAGTGGATACTTGCCTTTAGGATCTTTAAACCCTATAGTAGAAGCTGATCCAAAATTAGTTAAGCCTGACGGATTTTGTGCTGATCCAACTACACCATTTGCTGTGGTAAATGGGCTCAAGTTTCCTGTTGCGTCTGGAACTCCATCTTTAAGGAATAAATCTTTTTCTGCAATGCGTCTTTTTAATAAGTCTGCATCAACTGCACCAGCATCTGTCTTAACATAGTTTGAAAATAATGTAGCAGCATCAACTTGTTTAGAAGCGTTCAGCTCTGTTAATAGTTCTGACTGTTTAAATGTATCTACACCTTTATCATGAATAAAACTTACAAGAGAGTCATACGTTGATTGAGTGATAGGAGATTTGACTGATTCAGCAATAGCAGGTGATACCACATCGGTTACATATGCATCTAAACTGTTTTCAGCTGCAGCAGCAGTGATCTTTTGGCCTTCAGAAACTGGTACACCATTAATAGATGTCTGACCATAACCAATAGCCCACTGACCTGCGGCATTCTTATATGCTGTTGTGCTTAAGCCTGCGGCCGATTTAATTAGATCTGTCGAGTCTGTAGAGGCTCCTAATAACTTAGCAGAGTTTAATCCATTATTAACTACAGATGTAGCTTTATCTGCTATACTAGTTGCTGTGTTGATAGCATTATTAACAGTACTAGTAGCAGTGTTAATAGCAGAATTAACATTTTTTACTACATCTCCAAGAGAGTTAGTAAAAGAACTAGTAAGTCCACCTATAGATCCTCCACCAGTTCTCCAATTACTGTTGTCAGGTTCTCTAATGACTAGTTCGTCATTGTCTTGATCTACTGTACCTGGTTGTTGAGGTATACCGCCGATAGAACCTAATATGATTGGTTGTTGTTCATCATCATCTCTGAACATAACAACGACCCATGTGCCTTCAACTGGACCGACTGGAGAATGACCAATACCTGACAACGCCGCAGATGTAATAGGTTGCATAGGATATGCCCATGGTAAGTCTTCAGTCTTTAACTTAGTCTTATCATGGTGATGTAGACCTACCACTCGAACTTGACATCTACCAAGTTTTAATGGATCTTGTCTATTCTCTACACATCCTGTATATAAATGCATTATTGCCCACCTTTATTCAAATCAACTATAAACGAATCTTTAATAATCTCTATGTGACACTGATGCTTCTCTCTATCTATAAAATGGTTTACCGCTGCGATCACATAGAATCCTGAGAACATATTATCAACTGTATCTTTTAATGCATCTTCTGTTATGATAGGGTTGAACTTATTTAAGTTAAGTTTTATCTTCTGCCCAACTGTATAGTCTGTCCTGCCAGGAACCACGATCTCTATCTTAGAAGCTTTTGCTTGTTCTAATAATGAAATCCTGCGTTGAATAGACGTAGAATTAGAAACGTTTGTAAATCCATTAAAGTTACCATAATACTTAGGTAATGTAAATGAAAACTGGGATGGTCTACGTATGACTTGTTTAGAAGCCGCAGCAAATTCATTTAGGTGCTTTTGGTTTTGAAAGTCATCGATCATATCATAGTGTTTATATACATACTTCTTGCTTACTATGTCATAATTAACCATCGTAGAAGCAAACATACCACCTCTTGCTCTATCCATGTAGTCATAGACCACAGGTATACTTATCTCGATGATACGCTGATACTCTTTCTCTACGTTTCTTGTAGATCTGCCATCTTCAGTAAAGTCTCTCATGTATTGATCATAGAAGAATTCTTGTGTATGTTGTGACAAATACATTGATTCTAACGATGTAAAGTTTAAACCGTTCCTATTTTCAAAGAATAGGTATGATGAAGTTCCGTTCTTGTTTACTGCGGTTTCTGCTGTATAGTTAAGAGCTTTTACTGGATACCAAAAGTTTGATGTAAACTTAACTACATTGGAAGTTTCTTCAATGATGACTTCTTTCTTTGTCTCAAGACCATCGATCTTATCAGTTATGATCTGTCTTGCTATATCAGAACACTTACCTTGATATGCTTTACTTACTTTCTTGTTTAAGTCAGCAAGGGATTCTCTTGATATGAAGTGTAGTTCATAGATAAGGTTACGATCACCGTTCATTTCTCTGTTAGACATCTTATAGATGTAAAACTGTTGCTCTATGGTCTTATCTTTACCAACAAATGAAGGCGTATGGATCTTTATGTTGACATACTCTTCGCCAACTAACGGGAATAAGTTTGCTAGGTCTAGTGAATCTTTAAGTGCTAGTACACCAGTAATAAATGGAGAGAATAGATCTTCGTACAGCTCTAATGCTGATACTTGGTTTGTGACGTCTTGCCCAAACCCATTTGATGAGATTATCTCTATCTTATCGATAGAGACGTCTCCAGCGAACCGTATTACTTCAGACTCAGTTGACATTATATAATATCTTTAAAGTTTTTAAGGATAGTGTTAAGTAGTGTTGGTGAGATTAGTTTGATCCTGCGTTTACTTTCGTTCACGGTGACCTCATAATCATAGTTTGATACTGGTGTTGCTCCAGATTGAGCCGCATCCACTATAAACCCATTTGTATTTACATAATGATGTGCATCATATTCATTACCAGAACCATACTTAGCTGTGATATGCTTTTCTAATTCAGGTATAGGTAAAGGGAAGTCATCTATATAGTTATAACGTTCATTACATAGCATGACTACCCAATGATATAGCGGAGATCCATATATTTTCTCTGATATGATCTCTGGTGTCTCACCATCTCTTATATCATACTCATCATATAGAGTGATGCTTTCAAGTATAGCTTTTCTGACTCTTACGTTTTGAGAGATGTCCTTTACGACTTTGTATTCTGTCTTACCATTAACTTTAAATGGATATAAGAATGTAGGAAAGTTATCGAAATACATTTATAGACCACCTTCGATCTTGTCTTTTGTAAGGAGAGCAAGTTCTTTAAACGTTAACGTGATATTGATTTGTGTTGGTGTACCATCTGGGAATGATGTAAACTGGCCATTAGGTGCATAGTTGACTGTCATGTCCGTAAGTACGCATGATGTGTGTCTATTAACATGCATATTCTCCTGGTCACCATTATAATAGAATATATCAAACTCTGAAGGATAAACATATAAGAAGTTATTAGCATCTTTAAATTCTGGATGCATATGATACTTAAATTCATAGATGATCTGTTCTACTTCCCTAGCCTCAGCTGGAGTTCTTGGATAGAATTGATAATCAAACGTAAACGTTCTAAAGTTAACGTTCTTAAATAATTGTTCTTTTCTTGGATTAGGTGCAAGGCCTGTTAACCTTTGTATACCGCCTGTACCAGGTAATGATAAGCCGGCAGATAGTGCGGCAGGAGTGGCATTATTAAGCGCGGACTTAACAGTTTCCATAATTTGCATAGTTCCACTTTGAGTAAAAGCTTTACCTAGAGCAGCCGACCCACCTACTGCAGAAAGACCTAACGCAAATACATCAAGGTTTTCTTCTTCGTAGTTCATACTATAAGTCGTTGACATTGTGTTTGGATTATGTAATGCAATTGCAGTCTTCAATCTCTTCTTTTGTCCTGAGAATGTTGAAGCTTGTTTTTTTAATGCGTTCTCAGCAACTACGGCACCAACTGCAAGACCAGCAGCCCCTGGGATTGTTAAACCTGCGATAGCTGCAACACCTCCTGCAACAGGTAACACTGCAGCTGCAACCACTTCAGCAGGACTAGACTTATACCTACTTGATAATGCTGCAATAGAATCATAGTCTCTAGGCGTTGCATCATTGACTGCTAAATTTGGGTTTTGTTTAAGAAGTTTTGAGTCTACTGCTACATTAATATAGAACACCACATAATTACTACCATACTCACCAGCTGCACTCATTAGGTCAATAGGATATTGCTTCATATTCGACTGATACTTATTGTAGTCAAATGACGTAGGAGATGCTTTTTTTGATGCGGCTGCCGCATTAGGATCATATCCTCCGGTACCTGGGCCGTTATCTGCCCAACCACCTGCATTCCAATTTGGTCCTATTTCTGCCATATAAATTCCTAAACGTTTATTGATTATTTATAATAAATACAGAAGATGTTTCATAAACGAAAGTATAAACCTATGTTTCCCGAGAAGTATGAGGGAGACCCTACCAATATCATAATGAGGTCCAGTTGGGAGACTCGTTTTGCCTCATGGTGTGATAAGAACCCGTCTATAATTAAATGGTGCTCTGAGGAGACTGTGGTACCTTATAGATGTCCTACAGATAATAGAGTCCATAGGTACTTCATTGACTTTAAGATAAGAGTTAAGACTAGAGATAATCAGACAAAGACATACCTTGTAGAGGTCAAACCAGCTAAACAGACCCAACCTCCGGTGTACCCGGGCAGGAAGACAAAACATTATATAACAGAGTCTGTCACGTTCGTTAAGAACCAAGCTAAATGGAAGGCTGCAACTGAATGGTGTAAAGATCGCGGATATGAGTTCGTCATCATAACAGAGAATGAATTAGGCCTGAAATAGCGTATAAATAATCAAATGGCTCAACAAATTAAAGATGTGTTTACACAGAACCAATATGATCTAAAGAAAGCTGCAATTAGATCTAAGGCATGGTTCCAACAGCAAGCTTTATTACTTGGCAGACAAAACATAACTGCTCGTAAAGTAATGAACTCTGCTTCTACAAAGGTTAAAGGACAAGTAGTTCCTGGTAGCTTATACATGTTTATGTATGACCCTAAGATGAAAGATGAACTACCATACTATGATAAGTTCCCACTGGTATTCCCTTATAAGAAGGTTCCAGGTGGATTTATGGGTTTAAACATGCATTATCTACCATATCAAGCCCGCATAGTGCTTTTACAAAGACTAATGGACTTTGCAACAGATACAACATTGACTGAGAATACTCGCCTTAAACTGTCATGGAGACTTATTGGTGGCATATCTAAGTTTAAATCGGCAGAAGCATGTGTTAAGCATTACTTAAACTCGCATGTCATGTCTACGTTTAGAAAGATAGATGCTCCTGATTGGACGACTGCCATGTTATTACCAGTTGAACAGTTTGTTGGAGCTAATAAAGCAGCAGTTTGGAAAGATTCACTAGGATACTAAGATGGCAAAATTAAACGATTTTATATCATCAGTCGCAGGAGAAGGCTTAATGCGGACTTCAAGGTTCGCGGTAACTTTAAAACTACCTAATGCTATGCCTGCTGGTAACTATATAGGAAACTTAAGAAAGATCCTACTGTACTGCGATAATGTTAACCTTCCAGGTATTAGCCTTGAAACAACACAAGCTAAGACATTTGGTGAGTTCCGTGAAGTGCCATTTAATAAACTATTTGATAATATTAATATAGGTTTCTATGTTGATAATGCTATGTCAGTTAAACTATTATTTGATAACTGGATGAGTGCTATTCAAAATCCTACTACAAGAAACTTTAATTACTATGCTGACTACACCACAGACATTACCATAGACGTGTTTGATGTGGCAAATAAGAACAGATACAAAGTAACTTTATATCAATGTTATCCTAAAGCTATTAATCCTATTCAAATGGATTATGCTGGAAGAGAAGTTATGAAGATGTCTGTGAGCATGAATTATAAGTATTGGAAATCATCTAGTGCAGGTAATAATGTTCAGGCAGTACAGCCTAATGGTATATTGAATCAGGTAAATAAGTTCTTAGGTGATGCTATCAAGATCCCTCAAACATATTTTACCAATTTTACTCAATTCCAAAATAGCGTTCAATCGTTTGAGAACGTTAAACAAAATTCATTATATCCACAAACCACAGCTGGCTTCGGCACAGCTAGCATGTTCTAGGAGAGAAGGATGTCAGAAATTAAAAGAGGTGTGAGTGATAACGCTTACAACGCATTACAAGAAGCAGATACAAATGGTGACGGCTATGTAAGTAGCCAAGAATTAGCAATGTATCTAGAATTTAAACGTAGAGAACTTGAAGATCAAGATGCTCAACGAGATGCTATGCGTAAGATGACATGGTTCGCTCTATGGGGCATGTTACTCTATCCAGTAACTATTGTTATTGCTTCATGGTTAGATGTAGATGATGCTGCTAAGATCATCGGCGATATTGCTCCTACATACTTTGTAGCTATCTCAGCTTTAGTTGCAGCTTTCTTTGGTGCTAATGCATACGCATCATCAAAAAAGTCTGAGGCGGC